AGAAGGGTATCGCTACTGTTCAAGACGTAATGAAGCAGATTCCTCAGAGCTATGTTTACTCACTGGGTACGGCTCGTCATTCAGCATTCTCTTACAAGTGGTTCTATCGAGCTGCAAAGATTGCATATCGTGGCTAAGATTAAATACCGTAGTACCTTTGAAGAGGACGTAGCAAAGAAGCTAGTTGGGTGGGAGTACGAACCTGAAAAGATTCCTTACTTCGTTCACCGAAACTACATACCTGACTTTAAGAAAGATAAGTATCTAATTGAATGCAAAGGCTATTTCAAAATTGGAGACATTCAAAAGTACAAAGCCATTCGTGATTGTCTTGACGGACAGGAGCTGATCTTTATACTGTATAGACCGGACACTAGAGTTCGTAAGGGGTCCAAACTTACCATGTCTCGCTGGTGTGAGAAGGAAGGATTCAGATGGTACACATTGGACACACTGAAAGAAATGAAAAAGGATCTCAAATGTCTGGACTAAAAGAAATTGATTATGATTATCAAAGAGCAGATGAAGATGAAATTGAATCTTACACTACATTCAAAGAAGGGTGTGTCTACATCTCCATCGGAATCACCGATGATGGTAAACCAGAAATTGAAATCATTGATCTTACCGAAGAGGGTTCTGACAGAGAGCAAGTGTTTGTACCTCTTGCTCACTCCTTCGTGTCGTATCTAATGGAACATGCTGAAGATGCACAGGTTGCAGGTCTTCGTTTGATCTCGGAATTACAAAATGAAACAGCACAACATTGATTCATATTTCACTGATCATCCTTTGATGCAAGACAACACAAACCCAACACACTACAAATCCAGCATACAGCCTATAGATTTTATTGATGCTAATCAGCTTGACTTCTACGAAGGGAACATCGTAAAGTATGTGACACGGTGGAAGCATAAGAACGGATTAGAAGATCTAAAGAAAGCACAGTGGTATCTACAGAGACTTGTCAATAATGTCGAGCGACAAAGAACCGAAACAAAAACGAATCAAGAACAAGCTTAAGCACTCTGTTCGCAGTGATCCGATGTGGCATCAGCGTATCGTACCTGATGATAAAAAATACAAACGCAAACCTAAGTATGATTCATATGGTGAAGAAGAATGGGACTCAGACTTTTATGGGTAAACAAACTTACTTCATCTGGAATGGAGTACTTGCGTGCTGATTTTTTAATCACTTGGATTCTTAAGGGATCTAAAGAAGAGGAGAAGAAAGAGGAGAAGGTTAAGAAGAAGGATGATTAATTTACTTTACTCAATTATTTTTCTGCTTCTACTATCACCAGTACTTATCATTATGTTTATTTATGGTATTGTTTTAGTAGGGCTTGCAACACTCGTGTACTTATTTAGCACGATCAAACTAAGATTTAGCACAAGGAATTAACATGATACAGACTCCGTGGGGACCTACAGGATACGTTACCTATAAGCGTACTTATGCTCGTGATATAACAAAGAACAAGAAAGAAGAATGGGCAGATACTATTGAGCGTTGTGTTGAAGCAACCAATAAACAGCTCCATTGTAATTTCACTGGTGCTGAGATGGACGAGATTAAAGACATCATGCTGTCCCTCAAAGGAACAGTTGCTGGTCGTTTTTTATGGCAGCTTGGTACTCGTACTGTTAATCAACTTGGTCTCCCTTCTCTACAGAACTGTGCTGCAGTTGTTGTCAATGAGCCTGTTCGCCCCTTCACTTGGACCTTCGAGAAACTGATGCTTGGTTGCGGTGTTGGTTTTAACATTCAGAAAGAAAATGTATATCAACTTCCCAAAGTAAAGAAGAAAATCAAGATCATCCGTATGGATGAGAACGATGCTGAATTTATTGTTCCTGATTCTCGTGAGGGTTGGGTAAAACTTTTAAGTAAAACACTAAAGGCTGCTTTCTATACTGGCGAAGGTTTCACTTATGCCACTCATCTGATTCGTGCTAAGGGTCTCCCCATCAAAGGCTTCGGTGGTACCGCTTCTGGTTCAGAGATTCTTGTAGAAGGTATCAACAACATTGTATCTGTACTTAATGGCCGTGCCGGTAAGAAGCTACGTCCTATTGATGTGTTAGATATTATGAATATTATTGGTAGTATTGTAGTTGCTGGTAATGTCCGTAGATCAGCACTGCTTGCACTTGGTGATGCAGACGATATTGAATACCTTCGTGCTAAACGTTGGGATCTTTTTGATATTCCAAATTGGCGTGCCATGTCTAATAACAGTGTTGTGTGTGATGATATTTCTCAACTCCCCGAAGAGTTTTGGGAAGGTTACAAAGGTAATGGTGAACCATATGGTTTGATTAATCTTGCGGCCTCTCGCCGTATGGGACGTACAGGTGAGACTCAGTATCCAGATCCTGACGTAGAGATTTATAACCCCTGTGCAGAACAGTCTTTGGTTAATTATGAAACCTGTTGTCTTGCTGAAATGTATCTACCTAACATTACCAGCTTTGATGAATTGATGAAGGTTGCTACTTATCTGTACCGGATTAATAAACATAGTCTTGCTCTTCCTGATGTATCTTCTATTGAGACACAGAAGATTGTGAACAAGAACATGCGTATGGGTATTGGTGTTACTGGATACCTACAAGCTACAGAAGAACAACGTGGATGGTTGAAGGATGCTTATCCTTTGTTACGTCAATTCGATAGAGAGTACAGTGCTTCCAATGGTTTTAATCCAAGCATCAAGATGACTACGGTAAAGCCAAGCGGTACTCTGTCTCTGCTTGCTGGTGTTACTCCGGGAGCACATCCGGGATACAGTCAGTACTTTATTCGCCGTATTCGTATGGCTGCAAATCTAGATCTTGTGGACATTTGCCGCCAACATGGATACCATATTGAGTATCTGAAGAACTTTGATGGTACTGAGGATCACAACACTGTAATCGTAAGCTTCCCATGTGCTTATCCTGATGGTACAAAGGTAGCTGCAGACATGACTGCAGTAGATCAATTAAATGTTATCAAACGTCTTCAGGAAGAATGGTCTGACAATTCTGTATCTGTTACGATCTATTATCGTAAAGAAGAATTGAATGATATTCGTGACTGGTTGAAAGATAACTACATTAATGTTAAGTCTGTATCTTTCTTGCTACATTCTGATCATGGTTTTGAGCAAGCACCTTACGAAGAAATTACTAAGGAGCAATATGAAGAGATGGCTTCTAAAGTAACCCCTATTACCAGTGTTGGTAATCTTTCTATGGAAGATCTAGACATCCAAGACTGTGAAGGCGGAGCATGTCCTGTAAGGTGATCTATACAGATGAAGTAAGAATGGTGGTGTCATCCTCTGGGTGGCATCACCTTCAAAGAAAGAAAATAAAATATTCAGATACCTATTACAAAGAAGAGTGGATAGACTATTGGAATACAAAACCTGTTCTAAGTGTAGAGAAGAAAAGGAAATAACTTCTTTTTATAAAAGAGGTGGAAAGCGTTCTGATTACAATCATGAATGTAAATCCTGTTCGTCTCAAAGAAATAAAGAAGCTTACTTAAAAAATAAAGATAAAATAAAAGAAAGAAACATTAAATGGAAAAAAGAAAACAAAGGTATTGTAAATTCTCACACAGCTAAAAGAAAAGCAACTAAGTTAAATGCTACTCCTGCTTGGGCGAATGAAGAAACTATAAAAAATATTTATAAAGTAGCAAAGAAAAGAGGGCAACATGTAGACCATATTGTACCTTTAATTAATTCTACTGTGTGTGGATTACACTGCGAAGATAACTTACAACTGTTAGATCCTATTGATAACCTAACAAAAGGAAATAGGTTATATGAAACCAGTCATAATTAAATGGGTTGACATTACCTCTGATATGGTTTGGAATAATAAACCACCTCCATTAAAATGCATGGAGTTTCAGACTATTGGATTTCTGATCGAAGAAGGAAAGGATTCAATCAGTATTTGTGATACCGATCCCGGATTAGGAAACAGATGTATTTTTCCGAAAGGTTGTGTAAAAGAGATAATTGAATTGACACCTATTAAAGGAAAGAAGAATGGGACTCTTAAGAAATAATGATATTGTTTACTGCTCATCGGAAGATTGCATAAACGAAACTTGTGAGCGTAATCAAAACTTTAATATGGATTGGGGTTCCTTTTCTGGAAACTTTGGTGTAACTTTAGTGGAGTCGGACTTCTGGAAAGACTGTCCGGAATACCTACCACTAGAGGTAGACTATGAATCATATGACGATGACATGGAGCCTAGTAATGATTGATGTAGACACAGCATTTGAAAAGTGGGCAGACCAACAGGACTCAGACCTCACTGGTCCAGTCCGTAAGGGTGTGTTCGAAGTATTTAAGGATGGATACGAAGCAGGTATGATTGATTCGTTGAAGTCCGTTGTGGATTCTGAAGACTGATTTCTTTTAATGGTCGTGCGTTCTCAGGGTTAGTCTTCAGATTGGTGCTGAGCACACACCTAAAACTGCTCACTTATTTTGGAACCATCACCATGAATAAAAAAGATCTTAGTGTTTTTGAGTTAGAACAATCACTCTTTGAGTGTTGGCATACCAAAGAAGATCTAGAGAATTTGTATCATCGAATGGATGCAATGACTCAGGATCAGATAGCTAACTATCTTCTCGGTCTGATTGAGATTCACAATACTCGATGTGAAAAGACCTTCGACATCTACGAAACACTACTACAACAAAGGAAATTAAAGTATGGCTAAAGGTAAAACATCCAGTAAGAGTAATCAAGAACACTATAAGCAGTATGATTACCATAAGAACCGTACTGCTCGTCTAGAGAAACTAGCCAAAGCCCAACCTAATAATCAACAGATACAAGCAGCACTGAAGAACATTCACTATCGCCGCCAGACACCTAAGCTAAAGGCATGGACTCCTCATAAGAAAGAGATGGCTGAGATGAATGCACTAGCTAACCGTAACATTCCTATGCAGGCACAGCCTAAGCTTGGGTATGCTGAAGAATTAAAGAGAGCAATGAAGGATGCTTGAGAAATTAATTCTTGCTGGTGTATTGTGGAACTCAACCCTACAAACCATATGGTTTATTAAATGGAGACGTACATTATGAGTAACTCAGAATACTCCGTAGAGATTCTAGACCATGAAGATGGGTGTCCATACAGCAATGAAGATTGGGATGAAGATCGCATGAATGTGATCGGACAGAATGGTAATACAGGCGAGCACTACTCGGAGACTAGTATGAATATTAATGACGTGAACAATAGCTGGAAAGAGAATCATCCTGAACCACAGTGGGCTGACGAAGAATCCAGCCAGTACACCGTGGAACTGATGAAGAAGTTTCATGAGGAACTAAAGCGTAAGGATGCACTGAATGCACTGGTAAAGGAAGCTCAGGAGATGGGCCTTTACAATTAATCGCCCTCAGCTTTACAATTAATTGAAGAGATTAAGTGATTGATTTCATTCCCGTTCGGGAAGATCTAACCAATTTTGGTTAGGTTTCTCCTCAAATTTACCCGATCGGGAATAGCATATATCGGACATTTTGTAGGACATTGCCTGAAATGTGCAACGAATTGTGCAACGAAACGAAAAGAAATATGTCATAAAAATCAATGAGTTTCTGATAAACACGCAACGAATTGTGCAACGAAAACCGGCCATTAAACCGGCCATGGGGTACCCAATCTGGGAACGATCGTACCCACAAACAGTTACAGGGGTTGACTCTTCCATAAGACTCTGCTAATATACTAGTACATTCACACTTTATGGGAGTTTCAACATGAAATCTATTATTGCTTTTGTTCTCGGTGCTACGATTGTAGGTGTTTCTTCTGGCGTAATTGCTCAGGAGACAAACAGCTACGGTTATGGTAATATGTATGGTAATGGTGCTGCGTACGGTAACGCACAAGGCACTGGTAAATTCAAGATGTCTATCGAAGCAGAAGGTTCTGCATCTATGGACGGTGCTTCTGAAGTAGAAGGCAACGCCCAGCAGATCATGGACGGTACTCGTTACTATGGTATTCGTCATGACCGTTACCTTCAGACTTCTTGTGTACTAGACAAAGACTCAGAGGTGGATACCTTCCTTCAAGAAAATGGATACTGGTCAGCCTAATTATCTACTAGCTTCTAGTACCGAAACTCATGGGGCGGCGAGAGGAATCTTGCCGCTTCATGCTTTATACCCTGTGATTTCTGTACCGTGGTATAAACAAATTAATATTAATGGTAACTACAACCAGCGTCTGACTCATGCGATGGATAGCATCCACGAGAAGGGCATGGTTAATCCTGTTGTGGTTCTCATCACAACTGCAGCCGAGTGGCAACAACGCTATGAGGCTTCTGTAAAGGGTTCTAATGGCCGTGAATTCATGATGCCTCCCAATATCGATGGGGAGATTTATCAGGTCATGTGCGGCTGTAAGAGGCTGTACATTGCAAAGATGGATGGCTACACCCACATCGATTGTCTAATAACTAAAGATCTAGATTTAGTTTCTAATATCTGCAAGCAGCAGAGACTATCCAGAAAACTTATTGACAAATAATAATACCTATAGTATTCTCTAGTCCTCACCACCGCTTCGCTCAAGAAGCGTTGCTTCATGCACCAAATGAGGATGATTATTATGAGCGTTATTATCGAAGGTCCACGCTACAAGATTCTGGAAAATGAACCCATAGAGCCTACCTATACAATTCAGATTAATCCTAATTGTGATACTGAGTTTGTCATTGAGGATCAGATGGGTAGATCACTCCCTATGATTCTTGCTTGTCTCGATGATCTGATCGAAGACTTGAATAAGTTTTATGTAGCTTATCAGTCACAGATTCGTGATGACATTAATCGTTTTCAAGAATACAGAGTTTAAGAATATCTGCTCGTAGCTCAACTGGATAGAGCACCGACCTTCTAAGCCGGTGGTTACAGGTTCGAATCCTGTCGAGCAGGCCACATTGGAGATAATATGGAACCATTGAGAATCTTTATTGGTTATGATCCTAAAGAAGCAGTAGCATTCAGTGTACTAGCACACAGTATTCAAGTGCGTGCATCAGTACCTGTAAGTATCACACCCATCATGCTCAGTCAAGTGGGTTGCTTTCACAACCGTATCAGAGATCCTAAACAGTCTACTGATTTTAGTTTCTCTAGATTCCTTACTCCATATCTCTCTGGCTACAAAGGCTGGAGTCTCTTTATGGATTGTGATATGCTTGTGCTGGATGATATTGCTAAGGTATTCGCCAGAGCCAATGATGATTATGCAGTCATGTGTGTTAAGCATGACCACAAACCTAAGAACACTACCAAGTTTCTCGGTGCTCTACAGACACAGTATGAGAAGAAGAACTGGTCTAGTTTTATGCTGATGAATAATGAGAAGTGTACTGCACTCACACCAGACTATGTAGAGACTGCCACTGGTCTTGAGCTGCACCAGTTTAAATGGCTTGGTGATGATGCACTCATCGGTGATCTACCACATGAGTGGAACTGTCTGGTTGGTTATGATGATTGTTATGGTGCCAAGTGCCTACACTACACAGAGGGTGGTCCATACTTCGATGACTATGGTGATGTATCCCATGCAGCAGACTGGTACATCGAGAAGAACAGAATGGAAACAGTGAGTACTAGACTGTGACAGTTATTACTGAAGAGTACAGGAAGATGCAACAAGACCTGCATAAGAATCCAATGTATGGAGTAATGTCTAAACAGTACTCAGGACTTATTGAACAAGTTATGAGAGAGAATGCACTAGACACTCTATCAGATTATGGAGCAGGTAAGCAGAGACTATATGAGTCTATGCAAACTAAACCAAAAGAATATTATCCTTATGATCCTGCCTTTCCAGAATATGGAGAAGCAAAGTCTGCAGATCTTGTAGCTTGCATTGATGTTCTTGAACACATTGAGCCAGACTTGTTGGAGAATGTGTTGCTTGATCTAAAAAGAATCACACAACGTTTTGGATTCTTTACTGTACACACTGGACCAGCGGGGAAGATTTTATCAGATGGTCGTAATGCTCACTTAATTCAAGAACCAAAAGAATGGTGGCTCTCTCGCTTAAAGAAACTATTTGATGTACACGCACATGCAGATAAGGGTGCTGGTTTCTGGGTTGTGGTTACTAAAAAGGAATAATAATAATGACAAAAGAATGTAATACTGAAGCGGTACTGGCTGGATTAAAATTTCTAATTAATAAAGATGGTCAGATTTATTCTGAGATTTGTGGACTACCACCAGAAAAGGTAGCGGATGTCTTTAAAAATAAAGATACACGATATATGATGTCTTTACTTATTGGTGAGGCAAGAGAACAATTCAAAGATACCATTGAATCCATTGAGAAATTACTAGGACAAATGCGATGAAGAAACTACACTCACGTAGAACTTATCCCGGACAAGTGTCCTTACCAATACATAGACTCTATCCTATATCCAACCGCAGCCAGCATACGAATCTAGAAGAGATTACCAAGGCTGTCTATAACAATGGTATGGAGTGGCCTATCATTGGGTGGGAGATTGAAGTACAGGATTGGGCAGAGGAAGCTAAGCGTAACAATCTAATCTTACCACCGCCGCAGGAGCTGTCACATAACTCGTTTATTATTCAGATCCGTTGTGGTAACAAGCGTCTGAGATACGCAAAAGATCTCGGCTACACCCACATTGACTGTTATATTGCACAGTCGCTTGATGAGGTAGCCGAGAAGATGAAGGAACAGCAGGATTGGTACAAGAAGTACAAGCACTTACAGTTTTAGTTTGTCCATCTGTTCTTTAGTATCAGTATCTTTACCAATAACAGAGGCTCCCACTGCAGCTCGTCCTATATCCTTACCAGTAATCTGAGAACGAGTAGATAATATTTGATTAATAATATCTCTTTGCCATTCTGGTACTGCGGCATTCTTTTCTAGGAGCCTAGCTTTAGCATCCGTTTTTACTTCTTTTAGATTTAAGGGTGTTTCTGTTGGCTTAGTTTTAGGTGTTTTACTTGTTACCTTTGACATCTTGTAAATGTTAGTCTGTGATGCTGGAGTAACGGTAATCAAACGCTTACCACCCGGTGGTTTAAAACCAAACATGTCATGCTCATCTGACACTACATAATTAAAATCACCAGTCTTAGCGTTTAGCTTACCAACAACATTGACACCACCTTCTGCATAACTGCTAGACTTCATAGAGAAAGTAACCCATACATCGTCACCTTCTACTTTCTTAACACCCATACCTGCATTCTTTAAATTATCTGCAAGCTCTTTTGGATCTCTTGTTGATTGTCCTACCTCAGTAAGAGTTTTGTATTTGTCTGTCTTACGCATATCGGAACTGAAGTCACCAGCACCACCCTTAACTACAGTAGGTCTCACAACCATCTGAATATCTTCGCCTTTCTTAAGACTCCACGCTTTTCCAAGATGTTCATGAACAGTGTCTAAATCTGTTTTGGTCATGCCGTTTCTTACATTAGAATAATCACCAATAAGATCAATATTGTTTCTATTATATGTAGTAATTTCTTTATTTACATTCTCCGTCCATCTATTAAGAAGAGGAGAATCATAACCAACTTGTTTGGCTAGATTTGCATTGTAAGTTAGCTGTCCAGTAATTACTTTAGTTGCTGTGTTCACTGCTTTCTTTTCTTCAACAGTAAGATTTTTCTTACCAGCATATTTATTTAGCACATCTACATTACGTTGAACAACATCTCTAGTCATTCCCGGAATGCCAAGTTTCATAACATCAGCTAAACGTTGTGGGTTTGTAACAGTCTTAGCAGCAGACACCGCAGCCTGACCAGCACCTTTAGTTGCAGAAGCTACCTGACCCACAGGACCAGAATAGAATCCCGGCAATTCATTTGGAGCTTCACCCAGTAGCCCTTTGTATAATTGCTTACCGCTTTTAATTGGTTTAAGTGCCCATCCACCAAGAGCCAAAGTTGGATCAGCTAAGAAACCAAGTACCTCTTCTTCGGTAGATTGGGCTGGAATATCTTTAACACCAAACAAATCTTCTGCTGTCTTCTGCATTTTTTTAGTTGTTGGAGTCCAGTCGTATTCTTTCTCATCGCCAGTCAATACAGCTTTGGTCGATTGATAAATGCCCTTACCCAAATCACCAGTCGCTACATCTGCAGCCAATCCCGGAAGAAATGTAGCAGCAGCAATTGTATTTTTAGCTGCTTGACTAGCCAGATATTCAGGACGAACAGAACTTGAAGTGTCTATACCTTCAGTAGAGACAGATTCAGGATCACGATCAGCTTCCTCATCTGTTACAGAGCCACCCTCAGCGTACCTATTTTGAGTACGAAGGTACCCACCTCTGCGGAATAACTGGCGTGACTGATCGAGCATGCCTCCTTTAGCAAAGCCAGCAGCATCAAGTTCTTCTTCTAATTTCTTTTCTGCAAACTCTTCTTTACCGCCCATGCCGTGTTCATAAAGAAGTCTACCGACAATTGGAAGGCTCTTAACGCTTTTACCTTTTACTTCTACTTCTGGATCATATGTAGATACAATTAAATCTTTAATGTCCTGAATCATACCATCCCAGATATTTACTGGTGGTAGAGCAAGTTGTGCTGTAGTTTCTACTGGTTTCTCAGTCATCTTTGTTGCTGTATATCTACCGATACCAGCCATACGCCAGAAGTTTTCTATAACAGAATCTTCCATGTCGTATTCACGACCACTCATCCAAGACTTTACAGCATCAGAAGTCATACCACCAGCTTGGAAAGCGGCCATATACTTCGCTGCATTCTTAACACCTTCCATTCTACTACCGGGAGTTTTGATTTGCTGAACAACATCCCTACGAATAATATCAAGCTGCTTAATAGTAAAGGTCTTAAGCATGTACATGATACGGCCTTGATTCATTTTAAGATATTTTTCAGGCATCTCTGATAGAGATACTGGCTGCATGTCTGATAAATCATGCCACAGTAACATCTTAACATCATCAGATACCTTACCAGTCTGTAAATCAGACATCAGGTTATCAACATCATCACCAAAAGCAACCTTCCACTTCTCTCTAAATTGAGCAGCTTTCTTAGGATCTTTTACTTGATTGGTATATTTGATCAAGGAACTATTAAGAATAGTTTCTTTACCGATACGATCAACACCCCGGAAACCAGTCCATTTAAAAGTAAAGTTCAGTGCTTTATTTAATCCTGACTTACTAGCAAACTCTTCTGCAATTTCAGTAAAGCCGTAATCATCCAAACGGATTTTATTCTTTTCCAAGAAAGACTGGATGACTGGCTTGATTCCATTCTTATATGTAGCCAAGAAAGTATCGCCAATCTGCGTAGCAGCAGATAGAGGATTACCAAGAGTCTCCATATAGAGAACATCTTTAACCAATTGAGTACCCGGACCAGTACCAATCTCACCCTCATTGAAACGTACACGAAGAAGATTCTTTAACTCATCAATACGGTTCTTATCGATATTGCCAAGTTCTTTTTCTTTTGCAATTAGACCACCAATGGAATCTTCAATATTGGTTGTTCCTAATTTATTCTTCTGATAACCACCACCAAAGAACTTACGCTTTTCGATTTCATTGATAGTCTTACGAATGTAATGCTGCAGAGATTCTTCTGGAGATGCATAGAACTGCATCAGCTCTTCTGGAATTTCTTCAATTTTACGTTGTTGAGTAAAACCAATCTTCTTAAAGTCTACACCGATTGGAATGCCACGGATATATTTATTTATGATATCCCCTTCCTCAGAAGAAGTCAGGGCAGATCCTTTCTTCTTAGCCGCTGCAGACATTAGTTCTTCTAGAACATCAGCCTGTTCAGTACCGAGTTGATTCTTAAGGCCATCATAATCTTTAATGAATCTTGGAAAATAGTTTTCAGTGAATCCAATATCAATACCAGATTCTTTTGCTTCTTTGTAAATATCATCGAGTACACTTTTAACAGTATTAAACTGTCCGAGCATCTCACGATTGCCACTGGCTTTGATTGCAGACTCTACACCGTCAAAGTTACCATTCAACAAAGCACGATCAACAGATTGTTTTACGTCATTAGGAAGAGAAGTAAGGTTCTCCAAAAATGGTTTTACTTCTGTGTTGATATTATGTAGACGAGAGTGCTGATTATAATCAAGCTTACGCAGACGATGCCAGATAGGAACACTTACTTTCTTAACACGAGTACTAAGAACACCAAGAATCTCATCCGCTGTAGAAGAGAAGCGTCCTCTTGACTTCATTGGGGCTGTGCCAGTCTGATTGAAACGGACTAAATCAATGTAAAGCTGTGCCTCTTCCTGTTTAGGAATATAGATTTTTCTTTCTGCTTTATCTACAAATTTCTGAACTGTGTCATCTGTAACACGGAAAGTTTTATTAGCGTAATCAAAAGCAGAACGAGTATCTTCACCGATAGCCATACGCTCATAGATTACATTCTGATATGCTTCTACAAAACTGCTTGCTTCTTTTTCACTGGCCTTTAATGCATTATCTGCAAACTTTGCTGCTACTTTATCACCAGCCCACTTAACTACAGGGCCCAGAACAACACCAGCACCAGTATACATTGCAGTGGTAGATGGATTAATCTCACCTTCTTGTGCAAGACCTTCACTTGCACCATAGGCAAATCCAGTTATGCCACCTAAAGCGGTTGCAGATTTATAAGTACGGCCTAATGGAGTAAGAGAAGAAGGACCTGCAGCACCGCCTACTAAGGAACCAACAGCCTCACCCCAAGTACGATCAGTCTGTCCTTCGAACTCAGGATACTTCTGAGCAATGTAGTCTTTCTTTAGTTGTTGAATTCTTTCTCTACGCTCATCTTCCGTAAGAGCCATGAAGTCTTGACCATAAGCTTCTTCAGGAGAAATGTATGGGCCTTCACCACCCCACAGAGGAGCAATGAGCTTGAGACCACTAAAGTCATAACGACCCATTGGGTATTTAGACTCAAGCCAATCACCAAAATTCTCTTCTAGAGTAGGAGTTTTTTCATAACCACGCATAAACCCACGAGAGAATGTACGCTCATCACCACCAAGCAACTGTTTCTTTTCTTCGTCACTTAGTTCTTTAACATACGGCTCATCGCTAAATAAATTATCTATCTCGCTTTCTTTTTCTTCTGGGAATAAATTAGAAACATCATCACCACCTACTCTAATGGGAGCTGTTTTAGTTGGTGATTTTGTTTCTTCTTCCGGAAAAAGATTATCTAGATCGATAGAATTTGGATTCATTGCTGTGCCGCCCTTATTCTCAGCTCTCTGATTCTAGTAATAATTTGTCTCGGAGACTTGCCCGGATTTTTCTTCATAGCCATACGTAGAGTCGGGAGATCAATTGATCCTGCTGGATCGTAAGTATAGTTGTCCTCCAAGAGATCAGGCATATATGTATCTTGTTTAGCAATAGCACCTACATCTGGAAGCAACATGAGTTCAGCTACGTTTCTAGCTTCCCCTGTTCCGAGACCAAACTCAGAACGGATGTTTCTAGTCATGTCTGTAAGATCAAACATATAATCTGCTTCGTTCTCAATCGTACCGTTGTATGGATCAGTCTTAAGATAAGCAGTAATTGATTTACCCATATCTCTCATACTGATGTCAGGTTGTTTCTCAATGGCACGCTCTGCCCGGATTTCTTCAACACCAGACGGACGACCAAGAACATAGTTAAGTTTATTAACCATACGACCAGTAACAGGACTAACTTGAAGGTTGTCCAATTCCAACGCTTTTTGTTCTGCTGCCTTTGGATCAAGAGTTGGGTCCATTTCCATCAGAAGATTAGCTACTGAGCCACGATTACGCATCTCTGCAGTAGGATCTGCAGCATACAGAGAACTATAATCTACTGCTTCAGGTTCAGGAACAGTCATATCTACAGCAGCGGGAGCAGCCTCAACTTTTGTAGCAGTAATAGGAGCCGCTTCAGTTTGTTCCGGAAGCTGTTGTGGAGTAACACCATCAAGACTATAGCCTGTGTCGATGGGATATGTTTGAGCCGGAATAGAAGTTTCTTGGATTCTCTGTGGTCTTTTATCTACGCTAACTGGAACATCCATTAAGTCAGACTGCTCTGCTGTTATAATATTAGCCTGCTGTGCGGGGGTCTGATAGTCTTTCTTCTTAGAAAAGACTTCTGAAGTTTGCTGTTCAATACTTTTCTTTCTAGAATCCTCAGTACCCCCACCACCAAGAACTCTACGCATAGAGTCAGCAAGATAATTTGGAGCAATAGGAATATTATCTTCATTTAAAACAACATCATAATCCATTAATGGCTCTTGACCATAATCATATGCTGATTCTGGAATAGTAAAGTTAGGATTTGCTGCAGCAAACTTGTATGCTTTATCAGCATCAATGCCTCTATTCATCATATAAGTAGCCACACGATCTACACCTTCACCAGAAGATTTCAAAGCATCTGCTTTTACTTTACGTTCCATATACTGTTTATATTCAGAAGCATGTTTAGACTTAGCAACTTCCAATTTATTCTTCTGAAGTTCTTTAAATCTTTCATCTAATCTTTCTTGTCTACGCTTTTGATCCTCATTGGCACCCTTCATTACACCAGTGCCAAAAGCCATAGCGATGTCACCAAAACTAAGAGCCATCACATTTCTCCTTTAGGTTGTAGCAACGACTGTTCTTGAACAGGTACTTTCTTTATCTGTGATAATAGAGCGTCTGGAACAACCTCTTCAGGAACTTTCATAGAAGGTTTTTCAGACGGTGTTGCTCTACTGCTCATTTTTCTAGCATCGTCTTCCAACAACTGTGCTGCTTCATCATCATCCATATCATCGTCTTCTTCATCATAGACGGTGTAATCAAAGATTTTATTATGTTCAGCAAGAGCAATAATAATGTACATTAATGGCTCTACTAACAAGAGCATTAGATCAGTATTCCACTTACCGTTCATATAACCACCAAACAAAATTGTTTGGGTTAGCATATCAACAGGTACCTGATCTCGCAGAGCATCCATAAGGTCTATATACGTTTCACCTTCAGTTAAGTTAAGGAAAGTCTCCTGAAGTGCGTCATTTACATTTGTAAATTCAGGAGGCTGTTCCCAAGGTTTAGGCGTATTGGGATCTGAAGTTAAACCTTCTCCCGGAATTGGAGCATCAAACGGATCAGTACCATTCTTTTCATAAGTTTCAAACGGTTGCATTATGCCAAGCTCCTTCTCATTTTCTGTCTGTATTGTTCAGCCTGAGCTTCTGCCTGTGATGTCAATAGGCTTTGCTGTTCTTTTACATGCTGAGCATACCCAAGTATACCACCAGTTGCGTCCCCTTGACCAGCAGAGCTTTTAGCTAAATCTCCCGGATTTACTGAAGTAATAAATGAAGGAGACGCTTTCTGTCGTTCACCAGAAAATAAACTACCGAGTTTATTTAAGTCCGTCTTTTTATCTTTCTTAGGAAGTTCAGGGGCTTGTTCAGTCATATATGTTGGAGTACCACCGGCACCTGCTTGTTGGAACAAAGATCTAGAAGATTGATCATAGAAAGCCATATCCTTATCAAAGGATACAACATTATTACCAGCACTATAGCTCATAGTGCCGTATTCCTGTTCCATTAACTGCTGTGCCTGTTCGCCAAATGGATTAATATTATAATCATCTGCTACTTGATAAATCGGATTCTTCATTGCTTGATACTTGTTAGGATCAAGACTAGAGAATTCAGTACCCGGCTGTGAATAATAAGAATACTCTTGCGGAATACCGCTGGATACTCTTAGTTCATCAAGAAGCTTAGCTTGATCTGCTACCGTTGTGCCCATAGACAATTGTTCCTGAATTACTTCTGGAGAAATGCCAGCCTGAGTCAAACGATGTGCAGAGGTAGCTACTTGTTTACCATAGAAATCATCTGCAGATACAGGAGAATAGCCACCACCAGTACCAGATACTAAGGTAGGCTCATAACCAACATCACCAATCAATGCTTCATCCCACTGATACTGAGGAGCTGCTGCTCTCTGAGTGGCAAGAACATCTTGAGCAAAGTCAGCTTTAGCTACAGACTCAGGAGTACCCTTCCATTCACCCACTTCATAAGTCTTAACCTGAAGTTCAGATGGGGCATTCATTACAGTATCTTCAAAAGTAGCACCTTCAGGAACATTACCTGAAGCCCACTTCTGAGTACCGTTCGCTAATTTTTCAGTTCCCACGGCAGTATCACCATTACCAATACCAGAGAAGAATTTACCTACATTGTTAGTAAAGTTGCCCCATTGCATCTTAGCCGTTGCCATACCACCGGAGAAAGTCTGAATAGTGCTTTGTGCTGTAGCTGCCTGAGTAATACCGCCAAGAGTATCACCAGCTTGGAATCCTTTAATAGCACCACCAGCAAGTGTACCTGCACCAGCCATTGCACCACCCATCAGAGCAGCCTTCATATCCCCACCAGAAACAATAAAGCCAGTGAGGGCACCAGTGAACATCTGCTGACCAATAACGCTAGTAATGTTTAAACTGGAAGCAAGGCCCGCAGCGAATGGTTGGAATCCCGGAATAGCCATTAGTGCAATACTAGCTAGTGGACCAAGTTTTCCAAGAGCACTGCCAACAGATTTAACTGCACTCTTTACGCCTTTGACAACAGATTTTCCCACGCTAACAATTGTCTTAGCTACTTTTTTAACAACCTTACCAACAGTACTCGTTACTTTTTTTACAACCTTACTAACAGATTTAGTAACTGACTTTACTGCCTTGCCTGCTGATTTAAATACTTTTTTAAAAAAACCCATTTCCGAGTCTCCTACTTAATTAAAAACATAATAGAATAAACATCTATTATGATTGAATCTTTGAATTACAGAGTTTTCACACCAGTATTTCATACACTACTTGTTGGTGTTTTCCAATTTGCCCATAAATTATAGGCAATTTCACCAGCCCCTAGAATAAAGTCTGTTTTATTCGCATCTGTAGCTGCCTCATTACCTAATGCTGCAATAGCCAAACGAGTCTTTTGGTCTGCTGCATTCTGACTGGCTTGGAATGCCCAGTTAGCGGCATCACGATTTTCCTGCCAAGCAAAAGACAATGCTTGGTTAGATAGATTAAATGCATTAATTGCATTGGCTTGATTAACAGCATTAATACCAGCGGTGTTAGAAGTATTTAATTGTCTACGCCACTGTACATTAGATTGTTCAATTGCAATTGCATTCTGTGTATTAAACTGATCACGATTAAATGCAAGCTGTGAATTAAATTGATCAGTAGTCTGTTGTAACTGAGCATT